TGGAGAAAACAAAATTTTCAATTTACGAAACAACAACAAGAAGAATATAATCTTCTTCTTCAAGCAAGACGTGATCGAGTTGCTTATTTTTATGAAAATGATCTTGTATCAAGAGGCAGTAAAGTAACTCAAGACAAATTAGATGAAGAGAATAAATAATAAAAAAAATAAAATCTAAAAATGAAGCCTTTTTCTCAATTCTGTTTAGAAGCATATGATGCCTCTTTTATGTCTGGGGCACAGATTATTCGTACAGGTGAAGGGGGAAGAATTGCTCCAGAAAGAAGAAAAACTGATTCTGAAAGAAAAAGAACACGAAGAGGGCCAGGAGGTACAACATTACCCGCAAAACCATATAAATCACGCAAAGATATTGGAATTCCACGTTCAACAGAAACAAGAGTTCAACAACCAGAACAAGAGCGTGGTTCTACTGATGTAAAAGCAGCAGCAGCTGCGGCAGCAAAAGAAGAAAGAAAAAAAGCAGCATTAGCAAGAATTGCTGCACGAAAAGCAGGTGAATCTGTACCAACAGTTCAACAACCAAAACCAAAAGATTTAGAAAAATTAGAAAAACAAGCAACTGAAATCCTATCAAAAAGGAAACCAAAAAAACCAAAAGGTGAAGGAAGGATTGAAAGAACAACTAAAAATGAATATACTAGAGACGAAAAAAAGAGAATGATAAGAGCAGGTAAAAAACTTCATGGGGATATTATCAGAGGTAAAGAAAGAGACGCATCATATTATCAACCCTAATCTTTTTTCTAGGCCCTTGAAAGTGTCCCTATAGTATAATCACTCTAAAATTATGAAAACTGTGAATGTTCCGATTACAACTCTGGAGACTCTAATTGAGGGACTTGAGAGTGCAATTAATGTGTGCAACAATGTAGATTCTAAATCTACACTGACAGAACTATCTTATCCTTATGCAGTAGGATATAGTCGTACCGCAATGCTTCAGATTCGAGAACAAATTAAGATCTTAAGTTATTCGAACTCGTGAAGATTGAATCAACTCTGGGCCCTCAAAAGTGTTCTTATAGTATGAATCACAACACAATGAACATTCAACTGCGTCCTCATCAGATTCGTGGTGTTGATGCCATGCAGAAACACAATAGAGGTCAGTTGATTGTACCAACTGGTGGCGGTAAAACTCTCACAATGATTACAGATTGTATCAGAGAGTTTCAATCAGAAACTCCACAGACGATTGTGATTGTGGCACCGCGTATTTTGCTTGCAGAACAGTTATCCAGTGAGTTTTTAGAGTTTATCACTCATGCACAAGTATTTCACATTCACAGCGGTGAAACTCATCATCAATCATCTACTCGATCCACAGAAATTCGTGCTTGGGTAGAGAGTCATAAATCTCATCATAAGTTATTATTCACTACCTATCACTCTCTTTCGCGTCTGGTGAATGCCGAGATTGATGTGAATACGATCTACTTTGACGAGGCACATAACAGCGTTCAGAGTCACTTTTTTCCTGCAACTGAACACTTCAGTGCTTATGCGAATCGTTGTTATTTCTTTACTGCAACGCCGAAACATTCCAACACAATATCTAAACCAGGAATGAATCTTTCTGAGGTTTATGATCAGGTTATTTGTCAAGTTCCTGCTCCTGAGTTAGTCAAACAGGGTTACATATTACCTCCTAAAGTTGTCATCAAGCAACTACCTATGATTTCAGATCGTCAGATGATTTTTCAACGTGATGCTGACAATCTGATGGAAACGATTTATGATCAGAATCTCAATAAGATTTTGATTTGTGCTCGCTCTACCAAGCAGATTATGGGCCTTGTGTCTCAATCAAATTTCTGTGCTCGATTACAAGAACTTGATTACTCTTGGATGTATATCACTGCCAAGACTGGTGCAATCATTGATGGTAAAAAAGTGAATCGTGAAGTATTCTTCGATACTCTCAATGCTTGGGGTAAGAATAGCAGTAAGCGTTTCGTTGTGATACATCATAGCATTCTGTCTGAGGGTATCAATGTGTCTGGATTGGAAGCAGTATTGTTTATGCGAAATATGGACTACATTGGATTCAGTCAGAGCATTGGACGAGTGATTCGTTTGGGTGACGAAACCAAAAAGTTTGGTCTGGTTTGTGTACCTGTGTATGACAATGTTGGTATCAGTACCTCACGCAAAGTGCAGGCAGTTGTTGATACGGTATTTCGTGATGGACAACCTGCAATTTCTACCATTAAAAGATGAATTATGATTGATTTTAACACTTTTGAACTAAATTGTCTCTCTAAACTTCTATGGAGTTTAAAAGGTTATACTGTGATCCTGATCCAGAAGATTTTTTTCTTACTGGTTACGATAATCAATATGAGACGGATTACTTTGCAGAAGCAAAAAAATTTGATTACCAATATCTCGAGAGTTTTCGTCAATGTCAGCAACGATTGCCACTGGGAAACTGAATGGGAGGTTTTATGAACTATCAAACTCAACAACGAATTTCTAGCATTCTTTCAACACTATTAGTGATTGGTATTGTGATTGGTGTTCTTTTTCTTTACAGTTCAGAGTATCACCACGACAAGGCAGAATGCTTTGCGAATGGCGGTGTTTGGAGTGAGAGAATGAGCACTGGTGACGATGGTTTCAGTTGGAAATGCACTTACAATCCTCATACGGATGTTATAATCAAATGAACTATCTTATGAGGATGAAGAATGCCTTTCTTTCCTGACTGCTATGATGAATGGGGCGATGAAAAAAGGATTCAAAATGTATAAGGACACCTATGCAGCAATTTCTTATGGAAACTCAGGATACATTATTATACACAATGGCCAACAACTTGATGTTATCAACACTGTGTCACAGGCACGTGCATATATTAAGCAACATAAAAAGTTCAGTTTGCAAAGTGGCATAGTGATTTCCCCCTGATGCCAAATACCATTTAGCTTTAACTCATACTCAGTTTTCACTCATGACTCTTTCTACTGACATTCGTGACTTCTTTGCTGATTCTAGGATTGTAAAATCAATTCTTAAAGAATTGAATAAAGACATTCGTTATTGTCCGATTTTTCGCAATCTTAATCGTGAACTTGCAAAAAAAGTCATTGATACTGATCAAATCAAATTTTCTGAACTTGGTTCAGAGGATCGTAATGAAGTTTTTGTTTATCTTGGACGTATTCTTGAGTCTGTTCTTACCTGTGCTCTTGCCGATAAGTTTAATGTCAAAAAATATCGTACTTCTTTTGGAGATGTAACGATTGAAGGTGTAATTTGGGAAATTAAAGGAACCAGTGGAAGAAATTCTTGGACTGGTTCTACTCATGCTTCAAAAAAAGAGGATGATTTAATTGATTTCATTGGCATCAAATATGGTATCAATGAAAATGCTAATGTATTTCAAGTTACTTCGGCACATGTTAATTTGATTGATGAGATCTTTATTGGTGTTTTTGATAGTCTTAATTTCATTCGTCGTGGTAGTGCAACTAAATCCAATTCCCGCACTATACTCTTGATTTCTGTGAATGATTATGATAAAGTCAAGGAACAAGTTGCATGGGGGAACTTTCGTCTTCCCAATCGCAACGGTAAATATCTTCAGTTTGAACCTGCAGCATGAATCAAATCATTCTTTCAAATTGCATTGATGGAATGAAGACTCTGGAGAATGAAGTGATCGACTTGTGCGTTACTTCTCCTCCTTATGACGATCTTCGTTCCTATAATAACAGTTCTTCATGGAATTATGAATCATTTAAGAAAGTAGCACAACAACTCTATCGAGTCATGAAAGTTGGTGGAGTTGTTGTTTGGGTTGTGGGAGATGCTGTAATTAAATCTAGCGAAACTGGTAGTTCTTTTCGCCAAGCACTACATTTTATGAATCTTGGATTTGTTTTGCATGATACCATGATCTATGAAAAAAATGGTAGTCCATTTCCTGCTCGTAGAGATGGTAACAGGTATTCTCAAGTATTTGAGTATATGTTTGTCCTTTCTAAAAAAACAAAACCAAAGACTGCAAATCTGCTCTGTGACAAGCAAAATCGTTGGGTAGGTTATACTCACTTTGGTAAAGGTACGATTCGTGCCAAAGATGGATCTTTGGTTGAACGCAACATTAAACCTATTCCAGAGTTTAGTCCACGTAATAATATCTGGAAATATAACACAGGAAAGAATTATTCATCAAAAGATGATGCGGCATTTGAGCATCCTGCTATTTTTCCAGAGGCACTTGCAAAAGATCACATTCTCTCCTGGAGTAATGAAGGTGATTTGGTTCTAGATCCTTTTATGGGAGCAGGAACAACTGCTGTTTGTTGCATTGAAACCAACAGAAACTATATTGGTTTTGAGATTGATGAAAAGTATTACAATATTTGCACTCGCAGAATTGAGAATCGTGTCACAGTCACCGCGTACACTGAGACTACCAATCCGCTGTTGAATGCTTTATCTTAAGTTTATGAAAACTGGGCCCCTGAAAGTGTCTCAAGAGTATGAACTCCAATCGTTTTTCCTCAATGGCTGAATTTTCTTTCAAGTCTGAAGAGGAGCACAAGGCAGCACTCTATGATGCTTGTGCTCTGATTGTGAACACTTTTAATCAAACTGATGTTTTTGCGAACATCTTCAACGACTCTTATGATTCTAAAAATGTGACTCCCTATCAGTTTATGTTATCGACTCCCTATCAGTTTATGTTATCGGCACGTAATGTTATGAAACAAATCGCAAAGAGTTATTCACGATGAGAACACCAAACTGGCAACACAACTCTGGAAAACAAAAGAATACAAAAGGAATTTGTAAAGGAAAACTTAAATCTCGCAAACAAGTGCTTCAATCACTCAAACTGAAACTCAAATGAACAACACTTTTCGCTTTACATCCTTCAAGGAAGCAGTCAATCATCTGATGAATCATTGCAATCTGAGTAATCAGGAAGCAACGCATTTTATCTGGGATAATCAATTTACAATGGGCACAGATCGTGCTATTTGGTTATTCATTCCCGTTGATTTTGGCCGCTGATTATGACTCAAACTACACAATCTCAAACTGTTTTGAAATATGTAAAACTTCTTTGTGAGGTTTTACGTATTCGTTATCAAACTTATGCAATTCAATCGCATCGAAACTTGATTGAAAAGGGAAAAAATGTTGAATATCATCAACAACAAATTGATGCCTTATCTGAAGGTGAAGGTGTTGATGAATATGTATTTGAAAAAGGTAAAAAATATTTCAGAATTTTTCACATATCAAATTTTGGTGGTTCAAAATCAGTTCATATGTTTGTGAATATGATTACTGGTGATTGTTTCAAACCTGCATCATATCATGCACCTGCAAAAGGTGTTCGTTACAATCTTTTAGATGATTATTCAAGAGAAGAACTACTGCGCAGAGCAGATTGGTCTGGAGGTTATTTATATGCAAATAAATGTCCCTAGAGAATGAGTTTTATGAAGGTTTATGCCTAGATGAATATATTTGATTATTTGTCTCTTAAATCTTCTTTTTCTTTGGGCCCCTGAAAGTGTCCCTATAGTATCAAAACAATCAACAACTCTTTCAATTCAAAAACAATGAACAAACTTGATATGTTAACTGCTCGTGAACAGTTAATGAATGATGTTGAATGTATAGTTGAAAGTTTCTTTTATGATACTTGGAAGAATAAATATCCCGATCAAATGAATGATCTCACTCGGATTATTTGTGATGCTATTTGTACAAACTTTCCTTCTCGATAAATCAAAACAATCAACAACTTTTTCAATCATGAACACACACACTCATTTCAATCGACAAACAATTCTTGATGCTTATATTGATCGTATATTAGATGATATGGACATTAAAGATTTGATGCGTATTGTAGGAGATTATTTAGAAGAAAATTTTTTCGATTGTTCCTCATATACTGATATTGATAGTATATTAGATGATATGGACATTAAAGATTTGATGCGTATTGTAGGATATTATTTAGAAGATAATCTTTCCGGATATACTGACGCACAACTGATTACTGAAATTGAAAATGATTATCCTGAACTTTTGGATGAGAATGTGCCAAGTTGATAAGTATTTACACAAACCAATGATCGTTACCTCTCATGTCTTACACTCAATTCTTCATCTGAAATTCAAATGAACATTCAACATCGTTTGAACATTCAACATCGTTTTGATTGTATCATTGAATCACTGCAAGATGTACTTGTAAAGTGCAAATCAGTGAACTATCATGATGATGCAAAGTGTGATGATAATCCTCCATTTGTAATCGGTTGGACATCATCTACAATCGAGAATGTATTGATTGATCTTAACAATCTTAAGGAAGATGTAGCAGATCATTTAGCAGATTTGGACTGGATTTCAACTTATTAAGTGGAGTCAAACTTTATAGTATAAACATTATATTTTCATTGAAGAGATTGTTTATCATAGAGAGGAAATCAAAATTCCTCTCTTTTTTATATTGTTTTGATATGATATTATTTTTTAATATATTATTTAATATAAAAGAGTTGTTAATCTCATTCTCAATAAGTTTGATTATTGAGAATCAATTAGGTGATATTATTGAGAATTAATGCACTATAAATGTCTTATGCGTTCTTGAGTGATTTAATGTATTATAAATGTCTTATGCGTTCTTGAGTGATTTAATGTATTATAAATGTCTTGAGTTCTTGTGATCTTTGCGCGCATAATATCATAAACTCGCTGAAATGTCAATGCCTCAGAAAAACTCATGACACCAGAATTACAAAATTTCACAGTCACATTCAAAAACACAAAAATTTCATAAATATCTTTAAGGATGCTTGACAATTAACTCAAGATATCTTATCATGTTCTCATACATCAATGGAGCATCAATTATGTCTGTTGCGTATTCTCAAGCCCAAAAACAAAGATATAGAGTGACATTAGAACTTAATGTTTTGAATGATTTTGATCCACATCAATTAGACTGGGAAAAGTTATTTGAATTAGAACCTGCAGAAAATTGTGAGGCATATATTGAGGATCTCAGTCGGCCTGAAAGATGGTAAATTGTATAAATAGAATCGTAGAATCACAGAAAAGAAACTTAAGCTTAATGTTTATATAGTTCTTTCCCATAGGAGCACAACAGACGGCTTTGCCCGGTGAGATAAGTCTTCTAACAGTGGATAAAAAGAACTCCCTGTATGATAAGTATTAAGTTACTCAGACTGAATGATTCTAAAATTCAAATGAGTTGAGTGATACATCGTGGTATCATTAAACTTAAACTTTTGTTATAAAAAGAGGGAGTTAGAACGCGGTCTCCGGCGCAATAAAATCGTCAAGTCTCAACAACTTGGAAATATATAAAGAGTGAGTTTACTTTAATAAGATCTTATATAAAAAATTCGGATTCCGATAATAGTTTCTTGTGTGCTTTTGAAATTATCGATGTAATTCGAAGGTTTTTTAGTATCTATAAATTTAAGGCCATATAAGGTTCTTTATACTAATAGGGCCCCCGAAAGTGTCCCGATAGTGGGAGTTTGATTTCATGCTCCCAGCGATCATCTGGCACATGGGGGCACCTTGGCGGAATTGGTTGAAGCTGGCGCGCCAACTTTAACTTTGTCGGTTCGAGTCCGACTGTCCCCACCAGGTGAATACTTTCATTCTGTCTCAACTTTGAGTGCCTTTCAGTCATAGTACTGGGCCCCTGAAACTGTTCCTATAGTATGAACAACCAATCAACCAACATGCGTAAGATCGAATCTCAAATGATTGCTGCTATCAAAGCAGGCAAAGATCTCAAAGTTGCTAATACCGAAGTGATTGCATGTTCGAATGTTGTGGATGTATTTTTGCATGGTAATTTAATTGCTCGAATTGGTGAAACTTGGATCGAATTGTTCGATGGTGGTTGGCAGTCTCAGACTACCAAATCACGTCTCAATGCTATTCTGAGTGCCTTTGGATTGCCTCATGAAGGTATTTTCCAACGTAAAGGTAAGTGGTTTGTTAACATGAATCACGGCACGATTCCTTTCTTCTCAGGAATGCGTCTGGCATGATACAAATCCAATGACAACTAACAACACTCTGGCAAATGACAACTAACAACACTCTGGCAAATCTTCGCGATCGCGTGAATCAGTTAATTGAGTATCAGGGGGAAGATGCTCCCTGTGCTGCGTTTATCTTCACCAATGATGATGTCTGCACTTATAAAGTGCAAATCAAGATACCTGTGAATCGTGAAGTTGCATTCGAAGTTCTCAACAGCATCGAGGAAGATTATGATTACCTTTATAGTGAAATCTTCGATTGTATTGATAGAGAATTGCGTGAGAGAGGTTTATTAGGCAAATGATGCAATTTCAAGTTACTAACATTGAGTTTGATTTTGAGGATTCTTTTGGTACAATTTCTTCTCAACTTCAAGAAGAAATTGTGAATGAAACTTTAGGACAGATCTGGGAAGCATGTGACGAAGATGATCTAATTGAAGAGATCACATCTGCAACCGGTTGGTGTATTAAATTCATTGATTATCGTGAAGTTCTTGAGAGTCTTTAATAATCTTACTGAGCCACTGAAACTGTCTCTATAGTATGAACACTCAACAACTCTTCGATTCCATTCAACTCTCAGAAGAGATTGCAATGGAAAATTTTCAACAACGCAACAAACTTCATTTTTTAACCGGTCGCCTAGATGGTGTTTGCGAGCACTTTTTTCCAAGTAAGATTTGTTATCCTCTTGACATCTGCCTTCGAACGAAAGTTTCTAAAACTGTAAAGGGCCAGTTTCGTTATACTTTTGAGATTAACGGTAAGCGTATTGCAAAGAAGCTGATTCCTTCCGAGTTTCAGAAACTGGGGGCACTTGAGTTATGAACAATCAACCTCAAACTCAAAATGTGATACTTGAGAGACAATCTCACGAAAATTGACATCATGAGTGCTTATGTGTTATAATCAGTGTTCTGGCAGTGTTTATGCGGTTCGTTGATGCCTTTGTGGGCGGCGTTGCTTATATAAAAACGCATCACTACCCTAACCTACAGAGGTGACAAATCGATCTCTAAATATCACACAGAAAAAAAATCCCCCAGAAAAAAATAAGATGTATTACTCTCGCAAAAGAAAACCATACTGGAACTTCTTTAGAGTTGTGCTTGCTGGATGGATGATTCGCTATCCAAAACAAACAATATTCATTCCTCTTGGATTTTTATTAGTCATGATATATAATATTGTTGTGAAATAAAATCATAAAAAAAATTTTCCAGAAAAAAATAATGCACAATACCGAAAAAATATATCACATATATGCAAAAAATAAATGTTTATTTCACTCAGTTAAAGAGGAAGATTTTCATATAACATGGAATACTATAAGAGGAATGATAAGTCTGATTCAAACTGATTATAGTCTTCAAGATTTGTCATATGAAGAACTATATTTAAATCGAGAAGTGTTATTAAATTCTTCTCATTGACAAGACATATATAAACTGTTAAAATTAAAATGAAGGGAGAATTAAATTTTTATGGCAAAAGGATTCACTGTTAAAGCTGCGGCACCAAGAGCATCATCAACAGAAGATTGGAATTATGATGCGATTAAAGAACGAATGAAAGGTAAGTCAATTGTTTTTTGTCTTCCAGGTCGTGGATGTTCTTTTATTTTTCTCAAGGCATTTGTACAACTTTGTTTTGACATTGTACAAAATGGAATGAATATTCAAATCTCACAAGATTACTCATCAATGGTAAACTTTGCACGTTGTAAATGTTTAGGTGCAAATGTATTACGCGGACCAAAACAAATTCCCTGGGATGGTAAATTAACTTACGATTATCAATTGTGGATTGACTCGGATATTGTCTTTGACACAAAAAAATTCTGGCAACTTTGTGATATGGCATTGAATGAAGAAGGTGAAGAAAAGGAAATTGTAGGTGGTTGGTATGTAACAGAAGATGGGCAAACAACATCTGTCGCACATTGGTTAGAAGAAGATGACTTCCGCAAAAATGGTGGTGTCATGAATCATGAAACTGTAGAAAGTATCTCAAAACGTCGTAAGCCTTTTACAGTTGATTATACTGGATTTGGTTGGGTACTAATTAAAAAAGGTGTATTTGAAAGTCTTGAGTACCCTTGGTTTGCCCCAAAGATGCAAGTTTTTGAATCTGGTGCGGTTCAGGACATGTGTGGCGAGGATGTCTCATTTTGTCTTGATGCAATGGAAAAAGGTTTTCAAATTTGGTGCGATCCAAGAATTCGTGTTGGACACGAAAAAATGAGAATTATTTGATATCAAAGTAATCTTATATGTCAAATCGTAAATCACTGATCGGATCAGGAGAAGTTGAATCTCATCCCAAAAATACTCGACAGGGAAATGGGAAACACACAAAATATTCTGCAACTAGCAGAAATAATGCACGAAAACCTCTTAGAGGGCAAGGTAAATAATCTTTCAAGGTACTTAAATTTAAGTACCTTTTTATGTTTTTATATGTTTTTATATGTTTTTATCATTAATTACCAAAAACGCCGACGCCAAGCCGCCCGTCGTTTCTCGTCTTGAAAAAAACCGAAAAACAAAAAACATAGAAATTTGTACACAATCTTCAAAATATTGAAGTGCTTAAATAGAAACAAACACTCTTTTTTTATGACTGAGAAAGAAAAACACATTTTTAATTGGATACATAAAGTATCTAAAATAAGACAAGAATTAAATGGATTTGCAATTTGTCCCTTTGCATCAAAGTCAAAATATCGCATCGTAGAGTGCTCTGCAAACGCCATAGAACCCATTGAGGGTATGGATGTGGTGATATATATCATTGAAGACGAATTTAATCTAAATGAAGTTTGTAAATGGGTTGATGTTTGCAATTTGAAATACGATAAATGGAAATTTTTTGAAGATTGTAGTAAATATGACACATTCATTAATGGAATTCAAACAAATAATGGTAAATATAATTTGATTTTGGGGCAACCAACTCAAAAATTACGTAAATTTCGAGAAGATCTAGCAAAAACATCTTACTATGATATGTGGGATAATAATTATCTCAAAGAAATATTAAAAGATGACTATGATATTATTAAAAAACGGGATAAAAACCCCGTAAAAAGTTCTGTTTTAACCAATCAGGAGCAAAAAAATGGGAAAACCTTCGGATAGAGATCAAAATTACATGAAAAAAATGTGGGGAACTACAAAATTAATCACAGATTATTCAGTAACACCTCCAAAAATGCTTCGTGAAATTGCAAATGACAATTTAACGCCAAAAAAACACGATTTTTTGACTCAAAATGAACTTCACAAAAAAATTCGTAACGATGAAGATTATGATGATTGGGAATATGGAACAGAGCCTCTTTATGAGTCAAAAAACTGTAATAAATAAGATAGATTTAGAGTATTAAATGCCTTTAGAGCGAATTAGTCAAGGTTTTAAAGACATTAGCATGTCTTTTCAGGTAAATCCCCTGAATCTAGATCTAATTGCTTTGAAAAATGAAAATGCAATTGCTCGTTCAATTCGTAATATTGTATTTACTCTTCCAGGAGAGAAATTTTTTGACTCAGATTTTGGATCTCGAATTTCAGATTCTCTTTTTGAAAATATAGATGAAATTTCCGCATCAATTATTAAAAATGAAATAAGAAATTCAATTACAAACTATGAACCACGAGTTGAATTAATTGATGTTCAGACAACTCCTGATTATGATAATACAACATTTGATGTTTTGATTCAATATCGAATTATTGGTGCTGATGTGTTGCCACAGCAACTTGAATTTGTTTTGCAACCTACTCGGTAATTAGGTAAATGCCATTAGTCAATTTTACAAATCTGGATTTTGATCAGATTAAAACAACTCTTAAAAATTATTTAAAGTCAAATTCTAATTTTACGGATTATGACTTTGAGGGATCTAATCTATCAACAATTCTTGATGTTTTGGCATATAATACCTATATTACTTCATATAATGCAAATATGGTTGCAAATGAAGTTTTTATTGATAGTGCAACACTCAGAGAAAATGTTGTTTCTCTTGCAAGAAATATTGGATATGTTCCAAAATCAAGAAAGGCAGCAACATCAACAATCAGTTTTTTTGTAGATAACTCAAACATTACTCCACCTCCAGTATCACTTACTTTACATAAGGGCCCAATTGCAAGTACTTCAGGATCTTTCGGTAATCAATCATTTGTATTTTCAATACTTGAAGATATTACTGTACCAGTTGTTAACAATATTGCATCATTCGATGAAATTCAAATTTATGAAGGAGTTTTATTAACAAATGATTTTATATATAATCCTAGAAATCCAAATCAAAAGTATATTCTTCCAAACTCTGGAATTGATACTGATTTAATTTCTGTTATTGTGAAACCAAATCAAACTTCTACAATATCAGTTAAATATAATCTTCAAAATAGTTTATTTAATGTAAATTCAGAATCTGAGGTTTATTATATTCAAGAAATTGAAGATGAAAGATATGAATTAATATTTGGTGACGGTGTTTTTGGAAAAGCACTAAAAGATGGAAATTATATTCAGGTTTCATATATCACATCAAATGGTGATAGTGGAAATGGAATCAGTCAATTTACATTTTCGGGAAGACTTTCATATACTCGAAATTCAATTACATATAATATAACCTCAGGAATTTCTTTACTCTCAACAGGATTAATATCTTCTGGTGGAGAATCTATTGAACCAGTGGAATCGATTCGTAAATTTGCTCCTAGAATTTATGCAACGCAAAATCGAGCACTTACCTCAAATGATTATGAAACGTTAATTCCTGCAAAAATTTATCCAGAAACTGAGTCAATTTCTGTATTTGGTGGAGAAGAACTCATTCCTCCACAGTATGGAAAAGTTTTTATTAGTATTAAACCAAGAACTGGTGATTTTATACCTAATTTAATTAAAGAAAATATCAAAACAATGTTAAAGCAATATGCAGTTGCAGGAATTGTTCCAGAAATTTTAGATTTAAAGTACCTATATCTAGAGGTAATTTCAAAAATTTATTATAATTCAAATTTAGCACCAAGTTCATCCAATGTATCAAGCATAATTCAATCAAATGCTCTTAAATATGCAGAGTCATCAGAACTTAACAAATATGGTGCTAGATTTAAATATAGTAAATTTTTAAAAATTATTGATGATAGTCACGATTCAGTAACATCAAATATTACAATAATTCAAATGAGAAGAGACTTACGAGTAGTTTTAAATTCTTTTGCTGAATATTCAATTGGATTTGGAAATGAATTTCATATTAATAGTATGAAAGGATATAATATTAAATCAACAGCATTTAAAATATTTGGAATTTCTGAAGAGGTTTATATGTCTGATATTCCAGATACCAATCGAAATACTGGATCGATATTTATTTTTACACTTCCTAACGTATCTTCTTTAAATCCAACAATTGTAAAAAAAGGAATTGGAAGAATTAATTATATGAAGGGAATTATTACATTAAATCCAATTAATATTACATCTGCAAAAATTAAAGACGGCCAACCAATAATACAAATTTCAGCAACTCCACATTCAAATGATGTAATAGGAGTGCAGGATTTATATTTGCAACTAGATATCAGTAACAGTATATTTGAAATGGTAATTGATAAAATTTCATCTGGTTTAGATCCATCAGCATTAAACTATATTGTATCTTCAAGTTATAGTAATGGGAATTTGGTAAGAGCATCTGGTTTAGATTCATCAACGTCAAACTCTAATGTAACTTCAAGTTCTGGAACATCAAACTATAATCTAACTTCAAGTTCTAGTAGTTCTAATAGCAGGAATTTATATTAAGCATAAAAATGAAAGAAAAAAGAATTCAATTTAACAATATTGTTAAAAATCAACTTCCAAATTATGTAATAGAAGAATTTCCGTTAATTTCTGAATTTTTATCACAATATTATGTTTCTC